CTATAGAAGCTACTAAAGACACTTTAGATACAATTAAACCAGATCTATTTAATAGATGTCATATTATATATAGGATTTCAGATCCTTATTTAGAAATGCTTAAAGATACTGATACATTATCAATTGATGCAGGTTGGTATAGAGTTCATCAAGTAACTAAATGTAATATGATGGAGATTAGTCCAGATAACTATAAATTTGACGAAGAAATATGAAATATTCAGTAGTAGTATCATTTAGCTTAGAAGGGTTTCATTGTTGGCCAGAAGCTAAAGAAGTTTTTCCAGAAGTAGGATTTTTATCTGACAGACATAGGCATATGTTTGGATTTCGATGTTATGCAAAAGTAACACATACAGATAGAGATGAAGAATTCATTTTAATGCAAAGAAGATTAAAAAAACAATTAAGAACTAATTTTGGTGGCAATATATTGGAATTTGGTAGAATGAGTTGTGAGGATATTGGTGCTTGGATTATGGAACAAAATAGTAATTTATATAAAGTAGAAGTTTGGGAAGATTGGGAGAATGGAGCAATAGTAGAATTAGGTTATTAATATGAAAAAAGTATTTTATTTTGGACTAGAGCCGTTAAAGGCTAGATATACATATCAACTATCAAAAGAATGGATGCCAGCAACATTTGAGGCATATTCTAATAAAGTAGAATTTTTTGATGTTGAAGGAGAGTTTAATCCTGATCAGCAAATAAAAGTTGGAGCTGTATTAGATGCAGTAGGTAGAGGTAAGTTTGCTATGAGTCAATGTAGCAACTTTTTAGATATATTGAATAATGATGGAGTTAGAGATGGAGATGTAATATTTTTACAAGACTATTGGCATCCGGGTATCGAATCAATATTATATGCGTTAGATTTATATGGAATAAAGGTAGATATATATGCAATGCTACATGCACAAAGTGTTGACGAATATGATTTTACATATCCGATGCGAGATTGGATGCGAGGTTTTGAATTAGGTTTAGATAAACGAATGACTGGTATATTTGTAGGATCTAGTATTCATAAAGAACAATTAAGAGCAGCTGGTTTTGAATCTCCAATACATGTTGTTTCATTACCTATTCATAAGCAAAAGACATTAGATAAATTACCAAGCTACGATCCAGCAGCACAAAGAAAACCTGTTGTTGTTTATTCTAGTAGATTAGACAAAGAAAAGAATCCATTTTTTATGATGGAAGTAGCTAAAGCATTTTTAAAACAACATCCCAATTGGGAATGGCATGTAACTACTTCGGGTAAAGAATTTAGATCAATGTTGCCTGATGTATTAGGAGAATTAGTTACATTAGCAAGGCATGAACCTAGATTTAAATTATTAAGTGGACTAACAAAAGAAGAATATTACACAGAATTAGCTACATGTAGTATACAATTTAATTCATCATTACAAGATTATGTGTCATGGACTGTAATTGAAGCTACTGCATTTGGAGCTGATATTGTATATCCTAATTTTAGATCGTTTCCAGAATTTATCGATGAAGATAGAATGTATAAACCATTTGATGTACAATCTGCATTAAATGTATTTGCTGACGCAATACTATTTACACATAGACATAACGAAATAGTAGATATATCTGATTTAGGTAGACAAATGGAAGGATATATTGTAGCAAATGGTATTAATGAAGAAATTAATGTATGGCATGAAACAGAGTATTGCAAACATTTACTAAATAAAAACAAGGAATAATTATGAAAATTGATAGACAAGGAGTAGAAGAAATTCGAACTATTATTGAAACTCCATTTCAAGCATTAGCAGAACAGTTAAGTGATAAAAATTGTTTAGATAAACAAACAAGTGAAATAGTAACGTTTATTTTTGAAAATTTATCAAAAATTGGTGAAGAACCATGGGACGTTATTGATGGATAAAAATTTTATATATTATCCATCATTATCTGCAGGTAGTATGGTGTCTGCATTCAAGAAGAATACAAAATTTGAAGATGGAACTACAACGAGATTCTTTTCAAAAGAGTATCCAGAAGAATGGAGACATCCATATTTCCTAATTACTGCTGGTCATCATTTCAAGAAAATGGATTTTCGTGATCAGTTAGGATTAGATGATGAGGTATTAGTATTTGGAGACTCAGGAGGATTTCAGATAGCTACTGGAGCATTAAAATGGGATGGTACTATTCGGGAACGTATATTTGAATGGTTAGAACACAATTCAGATGTAGCTGCTAACTTAGATATCCCACCTAGAGCTAAGTATGAAAATAGATTTGCAGAGTCCATGGATATTAGTTTTGATAATTTTAAATATTTTGAATCTAAACAAACAGGTAAAACAGATTTTTTAAATGTTATTCAAGGTACATATCATGAGGAATATGCTCAATGGTATCATAAATTTAAAAGTTTTGCATTTAATGGATGGTGTATTGGAGGTCCTAAGAAATTAGTAGATTTCATGTATGTTATAGCATTAATGCTTAAAGAAAGAGAATTTGAAAAGAAACATGTAAAGTATATACACTTATTAGGTATATCAAAAATATCAGATTTTTTTATATTAGCAACATTACAAAAGTTAATTAACAAATTAACTGATAATAGAGTATTATTTTCAACAGATTCTAGTTCTCCAGGACAATATCCTGTATTTGGAACATATCTTCATTCTGGTAATTATAAAACACAAACATTTACAGAATTATATTTTCCTAAGAATAATGAGTATAGAAGAAAATCTCATGCAGGTAGAGCTAATAAAACGGTAGATATTGATACATCTAGACACGTTCCATGTAGTATAGATTGTCCAGCATGTAAAGACTTTACATATGATTATTTAGGAGGGCAGACAGCAACTGGATTAGATAGATACAGTCAAGAAGGTATGCCAAGAATGGTTATACATAATACTCATTTATATGTTAACATTGCTAAAGATGTTAGCAAACTAGTAAATAATCATGTTGAATTGTTAGAAACGGCAATTCCTAAAGATTTATATGATGTTATATTATCATTACATTCAATGTTTGAAGATCCAGATAACGCAATGACAGTATATGCAACATATAAGAAAACATATAAGAAATTTGGTGGTGATAGTATATCAACTACTGATGCAAATCAATTTAATAAGTTTTTTAAAACATAAAAAGGTAGAACAATGGAAAAAAGTAAGTTACAATCATTTATTAACAGATATTATCTAGCAGGTAACTGCGAAGCTGTAACTGTTAAGGCAAATGGGCAATCTGTTAACTGTGAGTTAATAGATGTAGATCAAACCGTAGTAGGTAAAGTTAAATGGAAAACAGATCCATTTATGTCAGGAGAGTTAGGAATTAATCATACAGGTGCATTAACAAAAATGTTATCTGCAGTTGGAGAAAAAATTGATATTGAAGTTCAAGACGCTCAAGGTAAGAATTATGCAATGAAAATACAAGAAGGAAGCACAACAATGACTTTTATGTTAGCTGATACTTCTGTTATTCCTGCAGTTCCTACAATTAACGCAGAACCTGAATATGAAGTTACAATTGATATTAATGATGAATTTGTAAATAAATTTATCAAAGCAAAAAATGCATTGCCAGATGCAAAGAATTTTGCAGTGCAAGTTCAAAACGGTAAAATTAAATTTATTATTAATTATACAACTATTAACTCAGACAATGTAACATTTGAATTAGATGGAACAGCAAATGAATTAGATGCAATATGTTTTTCAGCAGATAAGCTTAAAGAAGTGTTAACTGCGAATAAAGGCGATAAAGGGTCAATGCATATATCATCAAGTGGATTAGCTAGAATAGATTTTGCTGGCACTGATTTTGATTCAAATTATTGGTTAGTTCAATTACAAAATTAATATTATGTTTGGAGTAACAGAAAATACACTTTGGGTAGAAGCATTTCGCCCTAACACACTAGATGGATATATTGGTAATGAACATATTATTGATAAAGTTAAAATATTCATTGAAAATGGTGATGTCCCACACTTGTTGTTTTATGGACAAGCAGGAACAGGTAAAACTACATTAGCAAAAATTATTGCAAACAATGTAGATGCTGATTTGATGTATATAAATGCATCAGATGAAAACTCGGTAGACGCAGTTAGAGATAAAATTAAAAGATATGCATCTACTGTAGGATTTAAAAGATGGAAAATTGTTATATTAGATGAAGCAGATTATCTTACCCCTAATGCTCAAGCAGCATTACGTAACTTAATGGAAACATATAGCAAAACTACTAGATTTATATTAACATGTAATTATGTAGAAAAAATTATTGATCCAATTCAATCAAGATGTCAAACATTTGGAATAACGCCTCCTTCGAAAAAAGATGTAGCACAAAGATTAGTTACGGTATTAGAAGAAAAACAAATAGAATACGACATAAAGGATGTTGCAGCTATTATTAATTCTTCATATCCAGATATTCGAAGAGCTATCAATGCAGCACAAAGTCATGTAGTTAAAGGTAAATTAGTATTAGACAAAAATAGTGTAGTACAAGCTAATTATATGACTGAATTGTTAAATATTTTAAAAAATATTAAAGACAAAAAAGAATCGTTTAAACAACTAAGACAAATTATTGCAGATTCAAAAGTCAAAGATTTTACTCCATTATATACATTTTTATATGATAATTTAGATGAATTTGCTACTGGATCGATTGCATCATGTATTTTAATAATAGCAGAATCACAATATACTGACTCTCATGTAGTAGACAAAGAAATTAATATAATGGCAATGTTTGTAAAATTAATGAATGAATTATAATGAATAATCCAAATCCAAATATTAAGTCTAGTGACTTAAAACCAATGATATGCACAGAATGTGGAAGTATGTATTTTAGACAAGTTATGTGTATTAACAAAGTATCTAGATTTTTAACTGGACAAGACAAAGACACAGTATATCCAGTCCCTGTATTTAGATGTGATGATTGCGGACATGTTCCAGAAGAATTTCAACCAGAGGTAGCATAATGGGAGCTCCGTATATTAAAGCACCAGTAGTATTAGTTTTTAAAACTTCTAATAGATCTAACGCAAGAACTAAAATGAAAGTTTATAAAAATAAAAATGTAGATCATGTTAACGGAAGAAAACTTTCAGGAGTTCCTGCTAATGCTGTTTTTTTAGAATTAGCAGTTGGAGAACATTTTATAGAAAAATACAAAGAAAAATATAAATTATGACAAAGAAACCTGCAACTATCTTCGATTTTATTAATGGTATGACTCATCAGAAGAAAGCTTGGTCTGAATACACTGAAACAGATCATAAAAAGTTTTCTCCGTTTATAGTTAATAGATGGTTATCAATGAGAATGGAACTAATTGAAATAATCAATCAGTTACAGAAGTATACAATAGGGTTATTAACTCCTAGAGATACTTATCGTCTCTATTACGGCCTTCTACCTGCCCAGAGAACCTTTGCTAAGTACATAAAAGGAAAAAAGGAAGATAAGTACGACAAACAATTAGTTTCTCAGATTGCAGACCACTATTTAATAAGCCAGTCAGAAGCCATTGATTATATCGATCTAATGCCTAAAGATAGTTGCAGCTCTTTGTTATCTATGTACGGATATTCAGAAAAAGAAATTAAAAAAATGCTGAAAGGTAAAAAATGACATATGAATCAGATAACACAGAATCAATAAATACACAATATCATTATGTTGGCAAATCTAGTTTATATAAATTTTGCGAAGAATGGGACTTAAACTCATATGAATTTGATATTTTAAAACGAGTTGTCAGATGTAGGAAAAAAGGACAATTCAAAGAAGATCTAACAAAAACCAAAAATTTAATAGATATTTATCTTACCGAACATTTGGATCAATCCGAATAATTTCTTATAATATAATAAAAATATTATGGCAAATAACGTATATACAGTTGTGAGTATAGAAGCATCTAAAAAAACTCTTAAAAATTTTGCAGACAAATTATTTACACCAGAAGTTGAAGAAGCAGATTATATGAAAAAAAGTGATATAATAGCTGATAACTTATATGGATTATTATATAAAGATTATCCTAAAGACAATTTAACTAGAGATTGGATGACTGAAAATGTAGGAGCAAAATGGTGTTTTGTACATGATTGGCAAGTAGATGACGATATAATTGATTTAACATTTGATTCAGCATGGTATCCACCAGAAGAGTTATTTTATGAAATAGCAGATTGGTTCACAAAGCGAGGAGAGTTTGAAATGGAGGCTAGAAGTGAAGATGAAGCATATTTACATGTATCAGGAGGTTATGCAAATCAAAACGGATCTGATTTTATTTGTGATGATGAAGACCTTCCAGAATATCCAGATGATGAAGATTATAAAGATCAATATGATTATGATGAAGCAGTTGAAAAATTTTATGATACAATTGCAAATCGAAAAGATGATCTTGTATTAGAGTGTAAACAAGAACTTATGATATATCCATGAAAAGCGGATACATAAATCCTGTATATAAATTATCATTAAATGATGTATCAAAAGCTCCTGCCAAGATATCTTATTCACAATGGTCGATGTTTGAAAAATGCCAACATCAATGGAAACTTTCTTATATAGATAAACTAGCACCATTTACTCATAGCATAGCAACTTGTTTTGGAACAGCATTTCATGAAACATTACAAGAATATTTAACAGTAATGTATACTGATTCTATAAAGGCAGCAAATAATTTAGATCTTCGTGATATGTTGCTAACTTGCATGAAAATGGAATATGCAAAAGGAGTTAAAGCCAATGGCGGTGTTCATTTTTCTACTCCTAATGAATTGGCAGAACATTTAGAAGATGGAATGGCTATTATAGAATGGTTTAAAAAGAGAAGAGCGCAATATTTTTCTACAAAGAATCAAGAGTTAGTAGGAATAGAAATTGAATTAGCAGTTCCTGCTTCAACTAGTAATAAAAATGTTTTCTGGTATGGATTTATAGATGTAGTAGTTAGAGATACTGTGTTAAATAAAATTAAGGTTATTGACATAAAGACATCAACTAGAGGATGGAATAAATATCAAAAAGCAGATAAGTTAAAAGCAGCACAATTGGTTGCTTATAAAAAATATTTTTCAGATCAGTTTGGAACTCCTATAGATAATATTGATATTGAATTTTTTATAGTAAAACGAAAACTATTAGAAGAGTCAATGTTTCCGCAAAAACGTATACAATTATTAAATCCAGCATCAGGATCAGTTACTAGAAAAAGAATACAGCGAAGTATAGATTCATTTATAGAACATTGTTTTGATGTAGATGGTAATAAAAGAAAAGATCAAAAATATTTAGCATTGGCAGGTCGTGGAGCTAAAAATTGTAAATGGTGTCCATTTAAAATGGATTATGAAAATTGTCCTAAAGAAAATAGGATTCGTGAATAAATTTTAATATAATAAATAAAAAGGAAAGACATGGATGGTTTATTATTAGATGCAATGTATGCAAAATATCATGCAGATAAAGCAGACGCAGTAGCAAGACTAAACGTTTATCTAACAAATTCTGTTGGTATAGGAGAACATCCTCAACATACCGAAGAAATGGATCAAATTATAGACCAATTTGCTTCAGCACAAGATAAATTAGAAGCTTTAAAAATGATGTTATCTCATATTGGCGATTCAAAGGAACCAATGAAACAACAGTTAAATGGTTAGAGTTGCTGTTATTGGAAATAAGGAATGGCAAAACAAAAGAAAAGTACAGGAAGTATTAAATCAAATACGTACACAATTTGGCGAAGATGTTATTATTGTCAGTGGCGGAGGCACTGAAGGAGCTAATTATTTAGTTAGAAAATTTGCATTGGAATTTGGAATGAAATATCAAGAATATAATCCATCTTATTCTGGTAGAAATTTATATTCAGCTCTCCCAGAAGCATATTATGGAAAAAAATATCATTTTTCACAACTTTTACATAGAATGAGATTGTTAGCAGAAAATTGTGATTACATGATAATTATGAATAATGAAGATCAATTCAATCCACAATTAAAAACGGCATATAATAAAATAAATAAGTTAGAAAAGCCGGTTGTTGTAATAGGTTGATATTTATATTAAATAAGTTATAATATAGGAAAATAAATGGAGTTACCAAAATTAAAAACGGTTAATACAAACAAATCCACAAAGAAAAAAATTTTATTACTTGGAGATGATCTAAGATTACCTTCTGGTATAGGAACTATATCAAAAGAAATTGTAATTAATACAGTATCCCATTATGATTGGATTCAATTAGGTGGCGCACAAAATCATCCAGATCACGGAAAAGCATTTGATGTCTCTCCAGATGTAGCAAAAGAGTCTGGAGTAGAAGATGCAAATGTAAAAATTGTAGCTAATAATGGATATGGAGATAGAAATATTTTATTTGCTATATTACACGCAGAAAAGCCAGATGCAATATTACATTTCACAGATCCTAGATATTGGGCTTGGTTATATGAACTAGAACATGAATTAAAAACAACATTTAATGTTCCATTATTTTATTTATCAATTTGGGATGATTTGCCATATCCAATGTGGAATTCACCATTTTACGGTAGCTGTGACTTAATAATGGGAATATCAAAACAATCAGATAATATACATAAAGAAGTGTTGGAACAGAACGGATTTGGAGTCTATGACTTTGATTTAGGCGATAATAAAGAAGATCCGAATTTAGAATGGGATGATGTCGTAACCTCATATGTTCCACATGGATTAAATCATAACATATATAAACCATTATCAGAATCAGATGAATTATATCAACGATTTTATAACGAAATAAAAATAAAAAATAACGTTGATTTTGTAGTATTTTGGAATAATCGAAATATACGAAGAAAACAGCCTGGCGATGTAATATTATCATTTAAACAATTTATAGATTACTTACCAAAAGACAAACAAGATAAAGTAGCACTAGTTATGCATACGGAACCAGTCGATCCAAATGGAACTGATTTAAGAGCTGTATGGAAGTGTATTGCCCCTAATTGTAAAATAATATTTTCAGACAAAAAATTATCATCTCAAGAACTAAATGCTATGTATAACGTTGCAGATGTTACTGTTAATATTGCCTCAAACGAAGGCTGGGGACTAAGTAGTACAGAATCATTGTTAGCTGGAACTCCTATTATTAATAATGTTACAGGAGGATTGCAAGATCAATGTGGCTTTCTAGATGAAAATAATGAATGGATTGGGTTTGATACTAAATTTTCAACAAATCATAAAGGAAGATATAAACTTAATCATGGCAAATGGGCTATTCCAGTATTTCCATCAAATAGATCATTACAAGGATCTCCACTTACTCCTTATATATTTGATGACAGAGCTGATTTTGAAGATGTAGCAACTGCTATATATGGTTGGTGGATGACACCAACTGAGGAAAGAGAAGATTGTGGTTGGGCTGGTAGAGAATTTTGTTTGACACATGGATTAACAGCTCAACAAATGGGAAATAAAATAATAGATATCATGGAATTCTTTTTTAGATATGGAAAACAAAAAAGACCTAAATATTTGTTAAATAAAGTAGAAAACGTAACATATAAAGAAATGGGGATCGTATGAGAACATGTTATATAGCTAGTCCATTAGCAACACAATCTGGGTATGGACATCATGCTCGAGAAATTGTAACTAATATTATAGAACAAAAATCTAAAGATTGGGATATTAAATTACTTTCAATGCCATGGGGAGGAACACCTATGTCATTTCCACTACCACAAGAAATGATTAGTAAGTTTATTCCATTACCACTAAAAGAACAACCAGATATTTGGATACAAGTTTCAGTTCCAAATGAATTTCAACCAGTTGGAAAATACAATATTGGATTTACTGCTGTTACAGAAGGAGATATATGTCCTAAAGAATGGATTGAATCCATTAATCGAATGCAATTAATTGTTGTTCCATCAAATTTTTCAAAATCAGTTTTAGAAGAAACAGCTAAACGAAATAACATTACAATTACAACTACTATACAAGTAGTTTCAGAATATTTCAATGATGAAATATATTGTAAACCAAAAGATTCGTTTTCTATATTAGATACTATACACGAATCATTTTGTTATTTATTTGTTGGACATTGGTTGCAAGGTCAATTGGGGGAAGATAGAAAAAACATAACTGGATTAATACATACGTTTTTAGAAACATTTAAAAACAAACAAAGTATGCCGGCATTAATATTGAAAACGAGTGGGGCAACATATTCTATTACAGATAAAATACGATTAGAAAAACATATTAATGAATTAAAAGATTTACATGGAAAAAATACTAAATTACCTAATATATATTTGTTACATGGTGATTTATCAGATATAGAAATGAATCAATTATATAATCATAAAAAGATAAAGGCTATGGTGTCATTCACTAAATCAGAAGGATTTGGAAGACCATTATTAGAATTTGCAACTACAGGTAAACCTATTATTGCTCCATATTATTCAGGACAAGTAGATTTTCTTTTAAAGGATTCAATTATTGAAGTTCCAGGAGGATTAACAGAGATACACCCTTCTGCTAGAAATCAATTTTTAATTGAAGGAGCTAAATGGTTTAGTCCTGATTACGGCCATGCCAAAAAAATATTTCGTGAAACATTTAAACATTACAATAAATTTTCATCCATTGGGCATAAACAAAAGAAACATGTTTATACAAATTTTACAAAATCTGCAATTTCTAAACAATATACAAAAATATTAAGTATTGTAGAAGAATCAACAGATTCTATACCAGTTCAAGAAAAATTAAAATTACCTAAATTAAATTTACCAAATCTTAATAAAGATAAGGATACAAAAATAGATTTACCAAATATAAAAGAAAATAAAAATCCAAATTTAAACGATATGGCTATTTCAGATGAAACATTGGAATGGCTTGATAAAAATCTTGCTCCAGGTAGCACAATATTGGAATTTGGTAGTGGTACTGGAACAATTGAATTAACTAAAAAATGGAAAGTATATTCTGTAGAACAAGATGAAAAATATATTGGAGTAGCAAAGGATTCTAATTATATTCACGCACCAATTGTTGATGGATGGTATAATTCTGATATTGTATTTTCAAAAATACCTAAAAACTATGACTTTATTTTAGTAGATGGCCCAGGTGGTTCGCATTATAGACCAGGTATTGATAAATATTGGGATAAACTTAATACAAACGTACCTATGATATTTGATGATACCCATAGAAAAGCGGATAGAGATCATGCTATAGAAGTTGCTAATCAATTAGGTAAAGAATGGTATGAGATTAAAGGTTGGCAAAAGAATTTTATAGTATTAAAAGAAACAAAAAAATCAAATATTACAAAATCAAATAGAAATATTAAATTACCTAAACTAGCCAAAGTATGAAAATAGGATATTTTATAACAGCATGTAATGAAATAAACGAATTAACAAGACTTTTGTTAATGTTAAAAACAAACATAGCAGACTCTGATTGTATAGGTATTCTGTTAGACGAAGATAATCATACAGCTGAAGTTAGAGAACTATGTGAAAAGTTTTTGCTTCCAGATAATTCAATACGAATGGCGTATGCCCCATTAAACAAAGATTTTGCAACATTTAAAAATGTAGGATATGAATTATTTGAGGATTGTGATTGGATATTTCAAATTGATGCAGATGAATTACCATCCTCTACATTAATAGATAATCTTCATACTATATTAAAAATGAATTCAACAATTGAATTAATCTATGTTCCAAGGATTAATACAGTCGAAGGATTGACACAAGAACATGTACAACAATGGAGATGGAATGTTAACGAAGAAGGATGGATAAATTGGCCTGATTATCAAGGAAGAATATATAAACGAAACAAAAATATTAAATGGGGCGGAAATGTTCATGAACATATAACAGGAGTTAAATATGTATCACATTTGCCTCCTAATGAAGAATTAGCATTTCATCATCCAAAAACAATAGAGAGACAAGAACAACAAAATAAATTTTACGAAACATTATGAAAAAAATATTAGTAACCGGTGGATTAGGCTTTATAGGCTATAATCTAGTTAAAAGATTAATAAAAGCAGGAAATACAGATATTACAGTTATTGACAATCTATCATCTGATTCCAGTAATATAAATAATAAACATGATAATGTTAAATATATTATTGACGACATCAATAATTTAGATAATATTAAATATAAAGATTTAGATTTTGATATTATTTTTCATTTAGCAGCTCTTGCAAGAATTCAACCTTCATTTGAAGATCCTGTTTCATATTTCAAATCAAACGTAATGGGTACAGTCCAGGTTTGTGAATTAGCTAGGAGATGCAATGCAAAGATTGTGTATGCAGCAAGTAGTTCAGCATATGGCGGTCCTAAATTGAATCCTTATGCGTTTGCAAAATATACTGGAGAAGAAATATTAACAATGTATACTAAATTATACGATATATCTACTGTATCAGCTAGATTCTTTAATGTATATGGAGATAGACAACCAACCGAAGGAACATATGCTACATTGATAGGTATATTTGAACGACAATATAAAAACAATCAACCATTAACAATTACTGGTAACGGTA